AGTCAATCTTTGGTGTATTAGTATTAAAATCACCACCGAGAATGAATGCGTATTCGTCTTTGTTGGATGTATCTTTAAAAACCGTATCTGGAATAAATCTTTCCAATGCATTAAATGCAAAATCGGCTAAACTACCGGTTGGTTTACCTTCTTTAAACACGTCAGCACCATGAGGTACGTGGACATTGACCAGAACACACTTTTTAGTATCGAAACGTAATATGATAAATGGTCGATTCCCGCCAAACGCGGGGTATCCACCTTTAGGCGGCTGCTTTTCAGTTAGACTTGATTTGGTGCCAGAAAACGTATACGCTAAATCATAAGATTTGGCTTCAGAATCAGCACTACCAGCCTTTAAATTACCCGCTGCTAAATTCCCGACAAAAAATGCATCTGCAGGACCACTATGAAATGTATCGGAATATATTGTTGCAATCACTGACTGACCAATTTGGCCAATATATACGTGAAAAGTTTTTGAATCATATTTCATAGTAAAATACCGAAATGCGGGTATAGAAGAATAAACTCCCTTAGATTCTGTTGCCATCATCGTTTTAGAAGCAAATCCATCGTTATTCACAGTTACTTCACCTACCTTAAAAAACTCATCAAACTTGTATGTGAATTCTTGTAAAAATACAATCGATTGTTCATGTTTCATATGGTCTAAAATGGCTTGTCGAATATTGTTTTGACATTTATTCGTATTACTACTATCCTTGCAAAATGTTGCAGACTCAGTACTAGATGAACTAGCGTTAAAAGTCAAGTACCATGTATTAAATGTCATTACATTCAAGTTCCTGCCGCCCGACGACGTTGAAACGGATGTTGTTTTATTTTTTTCAAAAACGTCGGTCGCTTGCTTTAAAACGTTGGACCTGAAAGGAGGAGGAACGCCAGAAGGTGTAACCTTTACAAATTTTACTTTCAACAAGTTACAGTTCTTTTGATATTCTGTATTATCATCAAACAAGTACATTTCGACATTGGCATCATCTATTTTATGTTCAAGTTGCATCCATTTTGCGCGCATCGCGTACGGTTTCAGACCTTTACTCTGAAATTCAACATCGTCTTTAAAACTTAAATCATGTGTTAAAGGAGGTGATGATGTATTAAAACTTGTAAAATTTTCTGCTTTAAACTGTCCACTCAAATCCTGAGTAACTAATGCAGGATTCATAAAATAATATTTGTCAGAATTACTAATACTAGTAGTATCAGTATCGCTTTTCAAGTATATCTTTTCAAAATTATCTTTTGTAATCTTATTATTTGCGGTAACAATCCAAACATAATGCCTCGCGTTAATTATCTCTTTCATTAGATTTAACATTGCGTTATAGTCGGCAGCATGAGTAGTAGCGTTGAAACTCGATGATGATGATTCCAGTGTTCCATGTTGAACTAGCGTATTATCGATATCAAATGCAAACACTACGTCTTTTTTTGTAGGAGCCACCGGCTTTACAGGAGGAGTAGGAGTAGGAGTAGTAGTAGCAGTAGAAGTAACAGCATTTTGAAGGTCGTTTTTTACTTTATCAATTCTACTCTGAAAAGCATCTTTATTTCGAGGAATCGCATTTTCAATTTGTGTAAGTTGTGCAGTTAAAGATTCTTTTGTTCCCGTTTTAGGCATCGTCGCAAAAAATGCATTGTATATTTCATTTGCAACTGTAAAAAGCGGGTGAGACTTTTTAGTGTCAGTAACCTCAGCGATTCTTGATTGTAAAGAACTCGAACTTGAACTTACCGGTAGTTTAGGAGGCGCGGGAGGCGGACCGGCTGGATTTTTAAAGTCGACACTTATTGTCATTGACATAGATAGTGGAGGAGTAACATTAGCTTTACCTTTACCGGCAATCCAATCCTTAACGGCCGTATGAAACGCATTTCCAGTTATATCAGTTCCGCCGTAAAGGTCACCCGGAATTTGTGCCAAATGTAAAACATGATGTTTTACCGGCGTTGAGGAGGCTCCCGCTGCAGTTGCTATTTTAAAAAAGTCCTCCATGATTGCAGTATAATAAGCTTTAACTAACTCAACTGAATTGGTTTCAACGTTGGTGCTGTCGGTTATATCGTTTAGTTTTATGCCATTAATATGATACCCTCCACATACTGGAAAATCTTTATTTCCATTTCCACTCGCATCCACGCGTATAACTGACCCTGCATACATCCCATTATAGGGAGCGGGAATGGGGGTGGATTTGCTTTTATTATTCCATACTTGACTGTTATTACTTATTGTAGATAGTATATCATTTTTATTTTTAAAATCATTCGAGCTCGAATCAAAAACAGTTTTTGCATCAGTTAGATTAAATAAATTTCCGACACCGGATTTATCACTAAGTTGTTTAAACGCAGCTGTTGTACCACTTCCATCACCATCTAATTTTTTATTTGTACCATTGGTTAGATATACGCATAGTGGTGCTGACAATTGAGTTTGAGTTTGTAAGTTAGTATAGAATTGTTCATTACTTATATTTTTGGTATCATCACCACTTACATATTTATTATAAACCAGATTTATCTTGGGGCTAGCAGTCATCCGATAAAAATAACGAAATAACAAAATAACAAGTAACGAAATAACGAAATATTGAAATAAATAAATAAAAATATAATTACTATACTTGTGTATTTATTTATTTATTTTTATTTTATATTTATCTTATTCTTCTTATTATTTGTTTGTTATTTTTTTCCGAGAGCCGATAAAAATGTTTGTAACTGCGTTTTTGCGGTTCCATAATTCGGGTATTTACTAGTATCACTTAAAGTTGAATTAATGTACGCGCCAATCAAGTCACGCAATAACTGTATTTTGTCTTCCTCGGATTTTGTACCAGGAGATGCAGGCGCGGATGAACTTGTGCTACTGCTACTGCTAATGCCTTTAAATATTTCAGGGAATGGCACTGAACCCGAACCCGAACCACCGTCTGGATAAAAGGCAGTATATGCTGATGCAATTGCTACAATTAGTTTAACTACATTTGTTGTATCAGATAATTCTAAAGCTGAACCGGATTTATTTAATAATCCACCAACCGCAATTGCGAGAATTGCGGCAGCGGCCTGTTCCAATATTTTATCATCCGTTAACTCTTTTGCACCTTCAAATGCGTCGACTTTATCTAAAGCATCTAACGCAATTTTAATCATTTCTTCAGCAATTGCGTCCAAATAAGCAGCCTTGGCAACAGCATTAGAATCATACTCTTCACCATCTTCGTCAACACCTCCCACTTTTTTTGCACGTCCAATCAACGATTCGGCAAGTCGTGTTAACGACCCGTCCACATGCGTATCACCATTCACGCGAGTCACATCGTACTCATCCGGACCGCCCGGTTTCTTTTTCACCAAAAACGTGGGTTGACCTTGGTATTCTACGCAGTTCGGGTCGTCGGGAGTAGCACCCTCTTTTGCAGCCTCCATTTCACTTTTAATCTCTCTTTTCATTTCACCTGCAGCAGCCACAGCTTTCACGGTTTCATCCAGTTGTTGTTTCAAAGTTTCTTGTAACTTTCTCGCATCTTCAAGTTTCTTATTCAACGAGTCCAGTTTCGTTTGTGCGTCTTCAGCTGGACCACCACCATCGTGAACCGGTTTACCGCGTTGAATCCGTTTTCGCATATTGCGCCACTTATGAATGGCTTCTACATCAAAATCGCGCACGGTGTCGTACAGGTGGCGCACTTTAAGCGTGGCGTCATGTAAAGAAAGATGCGTTCTTCGATTTGATGACGCCCTTCTTCTACCTTTATCTTTACTTTTTTTACCGATATCGATATGCCACACTTTTTGGGTTCCTCTAGCCACTGCTTTTGCTTTTGCATTCGCTATAGCATTCGTATTCGCGTTCTCTTTTACTCGATGTTTTCGGTATCGCGGCCGTACCCGTTTGGTGTATATATTCATCATGATGTTTCCTTTTATTCTTTTCCTTTTCTCTTTTCTATTACTATATGTCTTTTTTATCTTATTTTATTTATTTACATTCGAATTCGAATTTATTTCGAATTTATTTTAAAAGAATAACATAAAGACAGAGATATTATCTATGAATTCTCCCATTGACTTTTCGGCTTCCAGCTACCCGTCGTGCACCGCCACGTGCAAATTTGAATTCTCATACGCCGATTCAACGGCAATGGTAAGTAAGTTTAATAAATTCGAGCAGCAGTGCATCATTGCTACATATGACACAAATTCCGCAAATATTGTAACCTACAACGGAATAAAGTACCGACCAGACGGGTGCATCATTTATAACAGCTCGTTTCATACATACAGTCGTCAAAAAAGTGCGGGCGAGCTTATTGTGTATCATTCCGGAATGGAAGGCACGGGTGCCGGAAAAGTGCTTTTAGTATGTATTCCAATTCAGGTAGGCGACTCAACAACCTCATCATCAGGCGGAGAAACCGTGAGCCGAATTATCAATACGCTCACTCCCGCAAACGTGCCTCTTGCAAGCGACACTTCCGACTCTACGCGTCTTACCGGAACATACACCTTATCGAACATCATTCCAAAAAATGCACCATATTATACGTATATTGGTAACGAATTTTATTCCACCACATCCAGGACGATTAATTACATTGTATTCACGGAGGAAAACGCACTGAAAATAACGGCAACGGCGCGCACCAATTTGCAAAAAATGGTGAAACCAATAAAACCTCCAGTTACGAGTATGCCGGTAAATGCGCCCAGTAAAAATATGCTGGGTGCGAATGCGACCAGTTCCAATCAGCTGTACATTGAGTGCAAGCCCACGGGTGACGACGGGGTGATTCTTTACAAGCAGTCACTCAGCGGACAACCCCTTGAAGGCGGTGAAGATTTTGCGGCACCCAGCAACGACGTCTTTAGTATGAAAAATAAATACTTACTTGGATTAATTATTGCTATATTAGCGCTGTTATTTGTTGGATTAATACTTGCTTTGCTTAAGTTCTTCATAAATAGAAATAAAAGCGACGGCGTGGGTACTGGTGGTACTGGTGGTACTGGTGCTGGCGCTGGTGCTGGCGCAAGCAGTTAAAAATACTCATTTTGTCCGAGACTTAGACCGAGACTTAGACCGAGACTTAGACCGAGACTTAGAACGAGACTTAGACCGAATCGTACGGCGTAAGGTTTTTTTAATTGGAAACGCAGCATTAAATGCGGAGAGGGGTCTTTTTGACATAATGGAATGACATTTTTCTATCACTGCCTCTAAACAAGCTTCAGGCCGTTTATCCAATAATCGGGCAACTAAAATAAATTTTGTTTTTGGAGTTTCTGCTAATTCATTAACAAACACTTCTACAGATGCCGGTATTACGATGGGGTCATGTATCATTTGTGACGAACACTGTTCAGAACGCAAAATATCTCGAAACCGGCTTTTTATAAATTCTTTGGGGTCACTGTATTTTTCAAAATTGATATCTTTTAAACTGGTTACTACTTTTTGAATTGTCTCAATAAACATGGAAGTATTTGCGTCCTTTATTAATCCTTCTTTGGCGTAGTTTCTTGTGCGAGTTAAAATTTTAGCTACATTTGCATTAAAGTTGCTGTAGTTTGGTAAAGCGATAAAAAAGTTTGGTGAAAGTGATTGTGACGATGTAGATGGACGGTTCATTCCGCATTTTTCATGCAGTATGTTCCAAAATCGTTCATCTGCATCGGGACCATAGTCGCCTTCTCCAAAAATACTTTGTACAGGACTTCTATTAAACATCTCACTGTTGCTAGACCTCGTGAGTGAAGCACTTTCACACGTGGTACACATCTTGTCGCCTATCGATAAACAGTGGTCAGGGGTTTCAATATCCTCATATGTCACATTATCATTTTCGCATATGTAATTATCATTACACTTAACTGGCATTAAAGTTGTATATAATGTATATATTTATACCTTATATATAAACTATATATAAACTATAGTTGTATCGGTATTTTAATTTACAATGGTTGCGCTGGGTTCGGGCAGCAGTTCTGGTGAACCAGGTTGGCATTGCGACCAATACCACCGTTGGTTTTACGGGTGTTGTACAACTTTCTAGCCTTGAGCCACGTCAGCGCGCTGGCCGCGTCAGGTGGAAGAACGCATCCGCGCATGGGTCCGCCGCACTTGTACTTGGGAATCAATCCGGCCGACACGCCAACCGTGGATGGAATGCCGGGCAAACTGTTCAAATGTGTGGTCTGGTTTGACATGGATGCCTTGTTTGCAACTTTTCGGGCAGTCATTTTGTTTTGTAAGTTGTTGGTTTATATTGGATTGTTTGTTTTTATTTTATAACGTATCCTTAGAAATTATTTTTCTTAAATGGTTAAATGATTTCTTAAATGAATTAAAATGAATTATAGAATATTGTATTATATTATAATATATAACATATTCAAAAAATGAATATTTTTACGTTTTTACTATGCACGTGCGCGCTAGTAACGGCCCTTCCATTTCAACCAACCGGTCAACCGTGTGGTAACGGTATTTCGTGCACCACGTTTCAAACGTGTATGAGTAATGCATCGGCAACTGGTGCCGGACTGGTCTATGCATGCTCTCCTTTGTCAAATGCGGTCCGTTGTATGGATGCACGATTTTCATGTCCAGTTTCATCCAGTTGTGCAGAAGACAGCAAGTGTAGCTACCTGAACGGCAGTTTAGTGGATGCCGTTATAAATCTCGACGCATTCCAAGTTGACGAGTTTCGCGATTTCGGTTCAGGCATGAAATCCACATCACTGAGTATTTGCGGGGCCATTACAAATCATTTTCGGCTTCCTAATTTTTGTCGATGTCGAGAAGCGCGGTTGGGTGGTGACCTTAGTTGTTCTATTGGACTTCAAACGTTTATCACGCTCGGTGCATCCGCTTGGATTCTCCCTTGCGCATCTCCGGCCAACTTTGGATACCGCGCATGGGCGTCTTTGTTGGGTGTAAGCAGTGGTACAGGAAGAACATGGACCGCATCGTTTACTGCATATATTCCTATTCCAGGTGCAACTTTTGAATTGGGAGTGACAAGCGTCGGGGCACGAGCTGAACTGTCTGGAGACATTCGAGACCGCGCAATTTCCACGCAACTGGCAATCGGCGTATGCGGCCGAGCAGGAATCGGATTTTTTTCTAAAGAAATGTGCAATCCGTCTATCTTTTTATGGTTGCCAGTTACAATTCTACGTGGCCCGCGTTTCGACTTCAGTCGGTTTTGTTGAGAATCTAATTATCAAAAAATAAAAAATAAAAAATAAAAAATAAAAAATAAAAAATAAAAAATAAAAAATAAAAAATAAAAAATAAAAAATAAAAATTGACTTCTTTCCTTAGATACGTTTTATATCGGTTTACATATAATACGTATAATACGTCCAGTACCCAATGTCTCGCCCCAAACACAACTCCTCTAGTTCCGATTCCGAGATAGACGAAGAATATGACGACTTTGAACATGAAGACTTTGAGAACAACGACCGCTCCACCAAAAACGTGTTCAATGATGACGACCTTGTTCCCGTGGGTGATGGAAACTTGTTGTTCAACCCGTACAACCCCGACAACCGCGAAATTGATTCGCATGAAATCATCGCCATTTTACAAAGATATGGTGTTCCAACCGCGCTACTACAAGTGGACAATATGATGCTTTACAAGCGCGCATTCGTGCACCGGTCGTATACGCGCCGAACGCACCTGGAAAACGCTGCGAAAAATATCACACTGGCAGAATGCCCGCCCGACTGCATGCCTCTGAAACAGAAATCCAACGAGCGCCTAGAATTCGTGGGCGACGGCGTGTTGGAAGCCATTACCAAGTTTTACTTGTACCGCCGATTCCCGAAGGAAAATGAAGGTTTCATGACCGAGAAAAAAATCGCCATTGTGAAGAACGAAAGCATTGGTAAACTCGCGCTAGAAATGGGACTGCACCGGTGGTTCATCATTTCCAAACACTCGGAAGAGAAAAAAACGCGAACCAATTTGAAAAAGTTGGGCTGCTTGTTCGAGGCGTTTCTCGGAGCCCTTTTCTTGGATTACAACAAGGTAAAGCTGAATGATGAAGACGGCTGGTTCAAGCAGCTGTTTGTAACGGGGCCGGGATTTCAAATCGCGCAAATCTTTGTTGAAACCGTGTTTGAACGCCACATTGACTGGATTCGGCTCGTCAGTAACGACGATAACTTTAAGAACATTCTTCAAGTTAAAATCCAAAAGGAGTTCAAAACCACACCAGATTACGTTGAATTGGGTCGCGACCTTGAAGCCGGATACACGATGGGCCTGTTCCTATGCATCGGACAAGAAATTTACCAAACCAAACCGTCGGAAGCGGTGTCATTTACGGGAGCCGAAATTGGTGGCACATTTGAAGGCGTTCACCAGTTCGCTGGAACACGCGGTGGTAAACTTTTAGTGCATTTCACAACGTGCTCACACCGCATTAAGAAAAAGGCCGAACAACAAGCATGCGAGCTCGCGCTAAAACTTATAAAATAGTTCGTGAATATAAAAGAATAAAGATAAGAATAAAAGATAAGAATAAAAGATAAGATAAAAATAAGATAAAAATAAGATAAAAAAGAACAGACCGAGTGAGAATAAATGGACGCGTTTTTAGCACGGTTTGCAAATCGTCCTTCTTCAATAATAAATCAACTTCCCCAGAGAACTTCAATTTTTTCTTCATTTCAAGAATCGGCATTAAAACCATCTCGAAAAAAGGCATTTACAATTCGGTTTGGGGTAAGCGGCGACTCTACATCATCGTCATCGTCATCGTCATCGTCATCATCATCATCATCTTCTGGGTCAGAATCTGAACTCGAACCACACTCAAAAAAATCAGCCAAGCCAAAATCCAAACCAAAGTCAAAATCTAGTTCAGGATTCATCGTGGATAGAACCGGTGAAAACGAGATTGACATTGATGAATTCATTTCGGCAATTCAGCGCGAAGCGAAAATTCAAGTGGGAAAACCCGACTTGGAAGGGGCATTTTGTATACTAAAGCCTTCCACGAAGGTTGCTACCGCATCAAATACAAATACCACTGCCATTTTAGAAACGTTTCCCATTCGAAAACTGGGATTTGTTATCGAGCTTGCAAATTCGGACGAGTTAACGCAACCTCCCGTAGCGCAAGAAAAAAAGAAGGGCCGCCCTCCAAAAAGAAAGGAAAAAGGAAAGGAAAAAGGAAAAGGAAAGGAATCCGAAGAGGAATCCGAAGAGGAATCCGAAGAGGAAAATAATGATGAAGACCTTGGCGTCGAAAAAGAAAAGAGAAAGAAACAGGGTGTTCGTGTTCGTCGCGTTCCCGCTGCAGCTGTTTCCGCCGAAGTGGATGCGTCCGTATCCGACGTGATTAAAAAACTCAACGAAATGCGGTCCACTCCCCTCCAACTGACCGCGTCAAATTACTACATGAACAATCGCAAGTACTTTACATCGTTTATCACCGAAACGTTTCAACGCCTTGCTAAAAAAAATGCAACAACCGCGGAAACCGCAGCAGAAGAAGACGAGTTCGACTGCTCGGACTTGTCGGCGCTGGACAAAAAGCCGTTTTCGGCGCTGTACCACCAGCGCATCGTGCGCGAGTACATGAACGCGTACAGCCCGTATCGCGGACTGCTCCTGTTCCACGGCCTGGGCAGCGGCAAAACGTGTTCGTCCATTATTATTGCAGAAGGGCTATCATCGCACAAGAAGGTGGTCGTCATGACGCCGGCCTCGCTGCAAAAAAATTACATTGAAGAAATAAAAAAGTGCGGCGACTCCATGTTCAAGCAGGACCAGCACTGGGTGTTTTTTCCGCTGGAAAAGGCGCCAAAAGGTCGCACCGTGCAGGAACATGAACGCGCACTGCTTCAAGCGCTCGGGTTTCCCGCAAAGGTTGCGCCCGACGAAAACATTGTCAAAATCAATAGCGGGGTTTGGTTTGCTGAACACGGCAAGCCGGGAAACTACCACCAGTTGGACGAACTCAAAAAAATGGAAATCGATACCCAGATTGACCGAATGATACGGAATAAGTACCGGTTCATCAACTACAACGGAGTTCGTCGCGAAGCTTGGAACGAACTCATGCGTCAGAGTCCCACCGGCAATTATTTTGACGACGCGGTGATTATTGTGGACGAAGCCCACAATTTGGTCAGCCGCATTGTGAATAAAATCAAGTCGCCCAAGAGTTTATCCATGAGCATTTACCGCGCATTCCTGACCGCCACAAATTCCAAGGTGGTGTTGTTGACGGGTACTCCAATCATCAACTACCCGAACGAGCTGGGCATCATGTTCAACATTCTTCGTGGCTACATCAGCACGTTCAACTTTACGCTGGACTTGTCTGGATTTAGTGGGACCGGGGCCGGAGCCGGTGCCGGTTCCAACGTGCTCAACACGTTAAAAACCATGTTCAGCAAAGCCAGCGCGGACGACGGCGTCAACGTGCACGATTACCTGGACTTCAAACAAACGCCGAAACCCACGCTCACGCTGACGCGCAATCCGTTTGGGTTTGTATCCGGAACCGGGACTGCGGCGTACAGCGTGAGCTTCAAAGGCGTCGGCGGCGACATGGACGACGATGCGTTTTGCAGTAACGTTGCCAAGTTTCTGGAACGGCACCGCATCCGGGTTGTTGGAGCTCCACAAAAAACGCAGTACAAGGCGCTGCCCGACACGCTGGACACGTTCAATGCCATGTTTATCAAACCCGACGGAAGCGGCATTTTGAATCCGGACTTATTCTCTCGACGCATTATTGGACTGACGTCATACTTTCGAAGCGCGCAAGAAAAGTTGTTGCCCAAGTACAATCCGGCAACGGACTTTATTACAGTTGAAATCGAAATGACGAACCACCAGTTCAATATGTACAAACAAATTCGAGAGAATGAACGAAAAACGGAATCCAATTCGAAACGGCGCAACGCCATGGCCATGGGAGCGAACGAACTGTACGGCGAAACGTCATCCACGTACCGCATTTTTTCCCGCGCATGCTGCAATTTTGCGTTCCCCCTTGAAGTTCCACGACCCTCCCTGCATAATCAAGACAAACAAGACAAACAAGACAAACAAGACAAACAAGACAAAGAAAAGGAAGATGCCAGTGACAGTGACGACGATAATGACGAGTCTGACGCTGAAACCGGTAAAGGCAAAAGCAAAGGCAAAGGCAATGCCAAAGGCAAAGACAAAGGCAATGCCAAGAAACGCCAGCTGGTTACGGAACGCGAATTTGAAGGAAATATAGAAAACGATGACGATGATGCGGAAGGTGCGGAAGGTGCAGAAAGCGGCGCAAAAGGCGACATACGCACGTACGGTGAAAGAATAAAGAGCACCATTGAAAAACTGGCCGATAATGCCGACACGTATTTGACCATGGAGGCGCTTTCCAGCATGTACAGTCCCAAGTTTGCCCAAATTTATCGAGAGATTACAGATACGGAACACGTTGGTCTGCACTTGCTTTACAGCCAGTTTCGAACGCTGGAAGGTGTTGGCATTTTCAAACTGGTCATGAATGCAAACGGCTACGCGGAATTCAAAATTCGAAAGAACACGCAGGACGGAACATGGTCGCAGTACTATCAGCATCCGGAAGATGCAGGCAAACCCACCTACGCGTTGTACACTGGAACGGAAAGCAAAGAGGAAAAAGAAATTGTTCGCAACGTTTTCAACAGCTCGTGGAACAACTTGCCGAACCCGTTAAAAAGCGACCTCGCGTCCAAATACGGCAGCGACCGCAGCCGTAAAAACATTTACGGTGACGTTATCAAGCTGCTGATGATTACGGCATCGGGTGCGGAAGGCATCAACCTGCGAAACGTGCGGTACGTGCACATCATGGAACCGTACTGGCATCCGGTGCGAACCGAGCAAATCATTGGCCGAGCCAACCGCATTTGCAGCCACTACGAGCTGCCGGAAAAGCTGCGCACCGTCAACGTGTTCATATATGTGATGACGTTTACAGAAGAGCAACTCAATCCTGGTAAGAAAGACAAGCCGATTGACAACATCAAAGTTCTGGATGCGGGGATTAGCACCGACCAAAAACTGCTGGACACTTCGAATAAAAAACAGCTCATCAACCAGCAGCTGCTTACTGTAGTGAAAGCGTCGGCGGTGGATTGCAGTACGCACAACAAGGCCAAGAATGTGCAGTGCTTTCAATACAAGAGCATTTCTGGAAAGGATGATGTCGCATTTGTGCCGGACATTACTCAGGAACAAGCGGATGCCGATGCACAACGAAACCAAGTCAAACAAAAGGGAATTCAGGTGAATCCGTTTAAATATGAAGTTACAAAACCGGATGGTAGTGTGGTAATGAAAGATTATTTACTGGATGCCACAACAAATACGGTGTATGAAAAAATGGGAACTATTGCCGCCGCACCGATTCGTGTGGGCACGCTGGTTTACGAGGCAACGGGTACGCGAATTGAATACGACTAAAATCAGTAAGTTAATCAAGTTAATCAGTAAGTTGTTAAATTCGTTTGTTGTCGTTTTTATTTAAATACTTTAGAATAAAAGAGTTTAACGAGTAATCATTTCAAACGCGATATAAATTAGAAATAAAATTAATAAAATGATTGGGTGGGCATTTCAAGTTACGGTAATGTCCCTTTGTTTCATTGCAGTGGTTCATTACTTGTACGTTTTTTTTAAAACAACCTTGACTGTTCCAAAAGTGAAAGACTTGGTGAACCGTCCTCAGCAACAATACGAGGAATTGTTTAAAGGAATTGACTTACGAAAAACTGCCGCCACCACCATTCCATCTTCAAGCTCAACCACAACGACAAGTATTTCAGCGCTTCCATCACTCATTGATGACCAATACCTACCTGCATCATTCAATTCCCACCAACAACAAAATGCAATGAAAGACGAATTGAAACAGTTTTTGAAAAAATTAAATCGAAACTAGGGTGTATGAAATATATATCAAAATGTATCAAAATTGATATAAAATTATTTTAATAAACAACAACACAAATAACAAACGAACGGATATCATCGATGTCATCGTTTACAACAAATCCAACATTCATTTCGGTTGACAAACGGGATATTGGAATGCTTCAAAATAAGCTTTCTCCGCAGAGCATGAAAATTTCTTATGAGATAAATACGTATAAGAAAGTTTCAGCTGACGTATTTTACATTATTCCGAGGGGGAAAAAATGCATTGTATGGCTTACCATGTACAAGGGCTCACCCGAAGTACTCTTCTTCGACTTGGACCCACGTGACCACACTAAAATCAAATTCATATCCATTCGAGCACTACATCCGTCACAGATGTTTCATATCAGCGACTTTGAAGGCAGAGGAACTGTGCTGTACGGAACGTTGTTCGTTTCGTCACAACAACAAGTGTTTGCAGTTGAAAACATCCACGTGTACGAAAACGTTTCCGTAGACAACTTAACTGTGCTTGAAAAAGATGGGCTGTTATACAAAGTCTTTTCCAAGGTGGCGAATGCCACCGACCAAAAGGTGGCGAATGCCACCGACCAAAAACAAAAGGCTTCAGCACCCTTTCGAAATTCGGCTACTCCTGAAACACAGGTGCTATTTGGAGTCGCCGTTAAATATGGAACCTATGCGGAAGCATTGAAAGCATCCAATACACCAAGTATTATACCGTACTCCGTGTATGCCATTCAAGGCCGCTTTCGAAACCAAACGGATAACAAGTACTATCAAAATTGTCAGAGTCAGAGTCAGAGTCAGAATCAGACTCAGAGTCAGAGTCAGAACCAGAACCAAGTTCAAGCAAAAGGTCAAGTGCCAAGCAAACAACCATTAGCTCAATCTCAAACTCAAAATTACACACAACCGTCAACAAAAATTTTCATGGTCCAGCCAGAAGCGCGTGTGGATATGTATACGCTGCGTTGTCCTGTAACAAATGAGGTTGAATCAGAACCAGCACATGTTGGCGACTATAAAACAAGCGCGCTGTTGAATTCAATCTTCAGAAACGTGAAAGAAAACGCGTCATTGGATACTGCCGAAGAGAGTGATGACGAAGACGCGTTTCAAAATTCACAGGAGTTGCAACTGGCTGGATACATTACGTGCTCGAGAGAACGGGCCATGGTTTGTTCCTACAATTACAAGTTCAAACGCTGGGTTCCGTTACACTTACACTACCCGTGAGCCACCGGTCTATCATAGTAGTGCGGCTGTTCATGATTAGGTAAATATTCACAAGTTAAACCAGCGTTGTAACAGTTAATAAAAAAACCGATGTCTTCACCACCGACAGTGAATCCGTTATGGGTTATTTCTTTGTCTTCAATTTTAATATCAAATGTCGATTTTTTTATTAAAGTGCATCCAAATCCTCCAATAATAAAAGGTTTTCTATCTTCTTTCTTATCTACATCATCGATTTTATGTAGTTTTACATATGGAAATGTATTTGAGCTTATACCGATACAAGGGCACCCAACCCATTTTACTCTATAAGGAGCAAGACATACATCTTTATTTGTTTTTATAAGTTCGTCTAAAACACCTTTTCTGGGTATTACATCAGAATCAACAAACCATACTGCGTCATATCTTTGTTTTGCATAGTTCACTATTATTTGTCGTTTTTCAGATATTTTATCCATGTTATGTCGCCCGTTAATTTCATAATGAGGTACTGTTACTGTTTTTGCTTTGTTCTTCCAAAACTGGATTGTGTTTTCATCACTTTCTCTTGTTACTATCATTATGTCTTTTACGTTATTTTCAATTAAGGCATCATATAATTTTTGTGATAAATCAAAATCTCTGTCTATACACACAATACCAGTTAATACTTTATTTTTACGACTATGCTTGAAATAAATAAACCAGATGCATAGTCCTATAATAACCATAAAACCTAATGTACTCAAATAATACAGTAACATTTTTTTTAGTGTATTGTATTATATATAACTATATATAACGATGTTTTTAACAAATTCAAATACCAACAACCCCAAATCTTCCATGCACGTAAAAATGATACAGGTTAGCGATGAATCCGCCTCTAAGGAATTGGAAAACGTGCACGCGCGTAAAAATCATCACATTATTACGCTGTATTACAGGGACGGATGTCCGCCGTGCGACAAAATGAAACCTGAATGGAAACGCGCTTGCGAAATGTTCAAACAAAAGTACAAGTGCAAGGATAAAGATGCTAGTGAACGTACCGTGATTGCCAGCGTGGACAATAATGGTATCAACTACTTGAAGAACGTATTTCATAAAATAGAGGGAACACCAACGATGCTTTACATATCCGACGGAAAGGTCAGCGAGTTCAAAGGTGAAAAACGGAATGCCGCCCATTTTTTAAAGTGGTTTGAAGATTCACTCAAATCGGAAATTGTGCCAACCGCTACCGCTATTACACGTCACCGCTTAAAAGGCGGTTGTTGGACTATAAAAAAAAAATCATCAAAAAAAGGTGGGCGAGTCCGACGAAGAAAAACTAAAAGATTTGATAAATAAAAAATAAATAAATATAATATAATAATGTCGAATGATGTTGTTGTATTGATAACTTATTTTGCGGTACTAGTCGCAGTTGTTATTACATTCATGGATAAAATACACGTGATGATTGGAGGATTTACCAAATGTTATATATGCACAAAAGTACATTTCAACGGATATATAACCAACTGGTCAATAACACATTTTATTGCATTTTTAGTGGCCGGGTTAATATCTCCAAAAAGTGTATATTACATTATAGTAGCTGGAATTGTTTGGGAAGTATTTGAATTATATCTTGAATATACATCAAAACGAAATCATAACAGTATACTGTGTAAAAACAACATTCTAGACTGTACTAAAGAAATGTCAGACCCTGATTTTTGGAATCATTACTTTGGGTTAAAAGAACATAAATATACACAAATATGGTGTAGCGGCGGGTTACTAGGTTCTGTATTTGATATAATTATAAACACGTTGGGTGTTTATTCAGGAATATATTTACACACCTTGTTATTTAAATAATTCAATCCAAGTGGTTTACGCTTACGCACGAAGTGATGGGTTAATGCACTTGTCTTTCGACGGGAAAATGTTTCCCGACATGCACGTCTCACTTTCGTTCACGTAAATGCAGCTGCGATTTCCACGGTCTTCCCCGACAAAACAGTACCCGGACTTACCGCTGGTTTTTCCTTTTTGAGTAACGCTAAGCGAATCGTCGGGTTGCGGAACCGGTTGTAAGTCTGTAAGCTGAGACCCAGTTTTCATGGTAAGCGCCCGGGCTCGCGCTGCTTCTTGTTTTGCGGTACCGCCTCCACTTGAAGGAACCATACTTGGGTCATCCGACTCTGACACCGGCGCTGAAATGCCTTTTCCGGTGACTTGGTCTTCAATGACGTTAACACCCGACTTTGCAGCACCGGATACAATGTCAATGCCAGTGCGGGTACCTTCCGATGTGGTTGACACGAATTGTTTGCCGACAGTTGCTAAAATACTGGAACCAAATTCGGTAACGGGCCGAACAAATTCAAGAATGTCATCCGTAATCAGACCCATTTCTTTGAACACGTTGAATCCTGCAAATCCTAAAAGCAGTACAATCAGTATGAATCTCACAATGTATCCTGCAAATGAGGTTGAGGAAGTGGAACTATCCGAAGCGTCACCGGCGTCACCCAGTTCCGCTTTTGATTCTGAAAACCAGGATGCAACATTAGAAGCCGGGGCTGAAGAAGACGCGGAAGACGCGGAAGACGCGGAAGACGCAGCCGGTGAAAAGACGTTAAATAAAGAACTTGATGCTGAAGCAGGCGGTCTAGACTTTGCAAAAGACGTCATCTAAATCTTATGTGAAAAATACTAAACGGTAAAAGTAAACGGTAAAAGTAAACGGTAGTGTTGTTATTATTATATTATTTTTTAATTTCATACGAATTCCATAAATTGTCGAGCGCCATTTTATAAACAATGTCGCGGTTTAGTAGGTACTGAGACCCAAGTTTAAACTTTTCCGAATCATACGCGTACTTGAATTTAAAGAACGTTGCGCGAAGCAGTTCTTTCAATTTCATTTCCACTTGTTGCAAGGGCCAATACTCGTTGGTTCGGTTTTGAAGCCACTCAAAGTAACTGACAATGACGCCTCCACTATTGCACAGCACGTCTGGAATAACCGCAATATTTTTTTCCGTAAGCAGTCGGTCGGCATCCATGTCCAATGGCCCATTTGCGCCTTCGGCTACCAGCTTACAGTCGGGATGAAATGACTCAGCGACAGTTTGGTTGACTTGCAGCTCCATGGCAGCAGGAATGACAATGTCGGCTTTTAGTTTCCAGAAATCGAGCATTGAAACTGCGCGAACTCCGCGAATACTATCCAACCCTTCCAGCGTTTTCGCATTTCGATTCAGTATTGCATGAAATGGTGTATCGGCACATTCAGAATCCACTTCATAGTACCCCGTGTAGTCACCCAGTCCCACGCATACCGCGCCGGCCTTTGTCAAACACTGTGCAGTCCACGACCCCACGTTTCCAAAACCTTGAATGATGAATGTTTTTCCTTTCAGCGGCTGCTTGATAACGTGTTCGAACCACAGTTCAATCATGTACGATACACCCAGTCCAGTTGCACGGTCGCGCCCCTCACTGCCGCGAAACGACACCGACTTTCCAGTAAATACACTGTAAATCAAATTGTCGTTGCTCTTTTTTTGGTACTTGGACGTCATCCAGTCCATATGCCGGCTGGTGCTGCCCATATCCGGTGCCGGAATATCGGTGTTTGGACCAATGTACCTGAAAATTCGGCTGCAGTACGTTTGAACAATTTGTTTTTGCTCTTCTTCCGAGTATTGCGACGGCGTAAACTTGATGCCCCCTTTTGCACCGCCAAACGGCAAGTTGTGAATGGCACACTTGATGGTCATCCAAAACGACAGCGCCTTGAATTCATCCAGGTAGACCGTGTCGTCGAACCGCAGTCCGCCTTTGTACGGCCCCAACCAGTTGTTGTGCTGTATACGATACCCTTTGAACAGTTTCGTTGTGCCGTCGTCCATTTTTACAGGGAAGTTAATAATGATTTCGTTGTCGTGGACTTTCAAAACGCGTATAAATGTTTCATCGTACTTGAACCGCGTGACAACTGATTCTAGCTGTTTATCGAATAGTTTTATAATCTTATCCTTGGATGACGTCATTTTAATGGACATGCATAGAAAAGTTTAAGTCGTATTTTATAAAAGTATAAAGTATATAAATTATAAACCATAAAAATATAAAAACATAAAACATAAAAACATAAAACATAAAAACATAAAAACATAAACACATAAAATTGAAGGTACTTTACTTCGTATGACAACACCTACAACTCGAACAGAATCCCTTGCAATGCTTTCCTCCATTTTTAACAAACTTCATAGTAGTAGTAACTCGAAGCCGGCTGATGTTCGAATTATAATCGATAGTCCGAAGAACCAGACTACCATACCTAAAAAACGCTTACCTTCAACCCCGCCTGTCATCATATCAATTGACGGTAATATTGGTTCAGGCAAAAGCACGTTGGTTTCACAGTTGAAAGCCACATTCAGTGAAATGCCGAATGTGCATTTTATTCAAGAACCGGTTGACACAGTATGGAACCGGGTGGTGGATAAAAATGGAGAAACCCTGCTTTCCAACTTTTATAAGAACCCATCCGAACACGCGTTCACATTTCAAATGATGGCGTACATTTCAAGACTCTCCATTTTAAAGGACGCGGTTCGCAACTTGGATTATGACGTGATTATCACGGAACGGTCGCTTGAAACCGATAGAAACGTGTTTGAAAAAATGTTACACGCGCAGGGAATCATAACGGATTTAGAACACGCCGTTTACAATATGTGGTTCAACGAATTTTACAAGGAAGTACGATGTCAGGCTATTATATACATTCAAGCATCAGTTGATACATGCATGAAACGAATCCAACAACGGGGCAGAGAAGGGGAAACTATTTCTCGGGACTATATTGCGGAGTGCGTACGATACCATGAAGAGTGGATTATGAATGATACGCGCGCGAAGCTTGTGGTAAATGCTGACCACGACAGTTTGGCCAATGAAGTGAACCGTGATAACAAGATACTTCAAGTGGTGACATTCATTCACAGTCTTTTGCAGAAAACATGAAACATAAACAAAACATGAAATAATACAACATCTAGATTTTTTTTGCGTTTTTTTATGAGTTTTTTACACGTTTCATAGTATAGTAAAAAAGGTAAAAATGTCGTCAACTAAGAGAACGATTACAATTGATAAAGCAAACTTACAAGGATTGAAAAATAAAAATGCCAAAAATAAAAACAATACGTCTACTGTGAAAATAAAACCACTCGTAAAAGCAAACCAATTTATTCAACCGAATACATTAAAACGAAAATTACTGGCACGAATAAAAAATCACCAACAGCAGCATAACAAAAATAATAGTAACAATAACACAACTGAAAACGCAACAACAACAACAGAACGTCCAAGTACAGTTAAATCCGATGAATCATTCACTCAATCTCTCGAATATTTGAAATCCCTTGCACAAAATAAACAATTTGTGAAACAGAAAAATAAAACGCAAAAAAAAAACACGCCGGTTATTCAATCGCAATCGTCAGGGTCTCCGCAAGTGTTTTTAAATACATTTCCTACCGAACCACCGCAACATTCTGCTTCTGCTTCTATCGTTCCTTCTATCGCATCACCTTCTATCGTCTTGCCTTCTATCGCCTCACCTTCTATCGCCTCGCCTTCTATCGCCTCACCTTCTATCGTTCCTTCTATCGTCTCGCCTTCTATCGTTCCTTCTATCGCATCGCCTTCTATCGTTCCTTCTATCGCATCGCCTTCTATCGCTTCGCCTTCTATCGCCTCGCATTCTATCATTCCTTCTATCGCCTCGCCTTCTATCGTTCCTTCTATCGCCTCGCCTTCTATCGTTCCTTCTATCGTCTCGCATTCTATCGTTCCTTCTATCGCCTCGCCTTACATAGACGAGGTTGAAGTACCAGTACAGTTGAACCCAGAACCTCAATGGGGATGTTTAAAAGGTGGCGC